AAAAGTATGGACTAGAACCAATGATGAAGAAGGTGCTTCGTGCAGATTTACAACACTATCTTGATTCTGATACTGAACTAAATAACATACTACTAAAGAAAGTTATGCATGAAGAAATTGTCGAGTTCTGCAAAAACGTTCTGAAAGAATTGAACAATAGAACTTGGCAATTGAAATCATACATGGATTGGGAAAAATTTGTAGGTGGGCAGTAAAGTAATCATAGTGAATGAGAATGAAGCATTCGTGAGAGTCATCTGTGAAGATGATATTGCTTATGAACTTCGTGAAGCATTTACATTCCAAGTTCCTGGTTATCAGTTTACGCCACAATATAAGGCCAGACTGTGGGACGGAAAGATAAGATTGTTTGATGTAAGAAACAAACAACTATATCGCGGACTTGTACCTTATGTTGCTAAGTTTTGTGAAGAACGAAACTACGAATGGGAATATGAAAACGAAAGTTATGATGAGGAATTTTCTTTAGCAGAGGCTAACGAATTTGTAGATAAAATAAGGCCGAAACATGCTCCAAGAGATTATCAGTTGGATGCATTCGTTCATGCTATTCGTACACGAAGGACTTTACTACTTAGCCCCACTGCAAGTGGTAAGTCTCTTATTATTTATCTTTTGGCTCGTTTTCTATCATATAGAGGATTGAAAAGAGGCTTGATAGTCGTTCCGACAATATCATTGGTAGAACAATTAACGTCGGACTTCAAAGATTATAGTGCTACGAATGATTGGAATGTTGATGATAACATACACAAAATCTATCAGGGTCAGGAAAAAGATACAAACAAGTTCCTGACAATTTCAACTTGGCAATCTATTTACCAGATGCCCAAGAAGTGGTTCGCACAATTTGATTTTGTTATCGGCGATGAAGCACATCAATTCAAGGCCAAGTCTCTTACAGATATTATGACAGGACTAACAAATGCAAAATACAGAATTGGAACAACTGGCACTCTCGACGGAACTAAAACTCACAGGCTGGTACTTGAAGGACTTTTTGGCAGCGTTCGAAAAGTTATCACAACTAAAGAACTTATGGATGCAAAGCACCTGGCTGAATTCCAAATTAAGTGTCTACTTCTTAGACACAGTGAGTCTATCTGTCAGGCTGCGAAAAACTTTACATATCAACAGGAAATCGAATATCTTGTCCTTAATGAAGCAAGGAACAAGTTCATATCTAATCTCGCAGTATCCTTGGATGGTAACACCCTTGTTCTCTTCCAGTACGTTGACAAGCACGGAAAAATCCTGCATAAGCTCATATCAGACAAACTCGGTGTTGACCGTAAAGTCTTCTTTGTAAGCGGTGAAACAGATGTTGAAATCAGAGAAGAAATCAGACACATTGTTGAAAAAGAAACTAATGCGATTATTGTTGCTAGTTTTGGCACTTTCAGCACTGGCATCAATATTAGAAACCTGCATAACATTATATTTGCTTCTCCGTCTAAGTCTCGGATAAGAAATCTACAGTCCATTGGACGTGGATTACGTACAAGTGAAACGAAAGACTCTGCTCAGTTATTTGATATCGCAGATGACATGAGATATAAGAAACATGAGAACTATACTCTAAAACATTTTGCAGAAAGAATAAAGTTGTATACCGAAGAGAAGTTTTCTTTCAAGGTATATAAGATTGAATTGAAAGGATAAGTCATGGCTCAAGAAGTATATCATATAAGACTGAACTCGGGCGAAGACTTGATATCAGAAGTAGCATGGCCTAAACCTAAAGAAGGACATGAAACTCATATTGTCCTAAAGAACCCGATGAAGATTGTATGTATACCTTCCAGTAAACCAGGATTCGTTTCTTTATCTTTGATGCAATGGGTATTTGCTAAGATTTCTTCTGAGCAGGAATTTAATATCTATAGCAGAGACATTCTTACCATGTCTAAACCAAATGAAAGTCTAAAAGACTATTACTTTGACACGGTAAAACATTTCTCTAGTCAGTTCAAATCCAATTCGATATATGAGGAAGATACAACTACAGAGGAATTTCTTGAAGAACTGGAAAGAGAAATAGATGCTGTAGTCAAGTCTGATAAGGTAGTAGAAGAAAGCAACGAAGATATGGACAATCTGAGAGATGTGGTAAATGAATTTCTTAGGTCTCTATCTTCCAACAACAGAGGAACATTACACTAATGGCAAATGAAATAGTTGTAGAGTTAGATGAAACTAATGACTTTGGATTTAGTTTTCATGATGAGGAAGAGATTGTTACATCTTCTGGTGTAACAGATGAGGTAGACTTGTTGAAGAATAGACTGAGGCTTTTAAGGAAGACTTATTTGCCTTTGCTTCAACATCTAGCAAAAGATCCTGATAAGCCTATGATTAAGTGGCCTAACAGGAAAGAGATACTTGATAAGCAAATCAAGAAGATGATTGAACTAACAGAAGTATAATTAAAGTTATTCATATCATCGATGGCATAGCCAATATACACATCTGTCAACCCTTTGTCAAGAGAAAAGTGCATGAGCAAACAAAATAAAGTACATTATGTAGACAATCAGAAGTTCTATCAGGAAATATTAGAACACAAAAGAAAAGTAGCAGAGGCCAGAGAAAAAGGTCTTGAAGAACCAAGACTCTCTAACTATATTGGTGAGTGTATATGGAAGATTGCAAACAAACTATCTTGTAAGCCATGTTTCCTAAACTACTCTTACAGAGATGAGATGATTTCCGATGCAATAGAAAACTGCATATTGTATTTCAATGATTATGATCCAAACAGAGGATCCAATCCGTTTGCATACTTTACTCAGGTAATATACTTTGCATTCCTAAGACGAATAAACAAAGAAGAAAAGAATAGGTATATCATATACAAGAATTTCCAAGAGACGGTCATAAACAATGGACATGCAGCACATCTGGTAGATGGTGATGATAATCACTTGCTTTCTGTCAACTTATATGATAATATAAACGACTTCATGGAAAGATTTGAGAAGAAAGAAGCAGTAAAGAAAGAGAAACGAAAGATTGCCAAAGAAGGTTTAATCAAGTTTTACGAGGAAGAAAATGAACAACGAAGTACCGTTTCAAATTGAGCATCTGATTACCAATCTGTTAAATCAGAAAGAGAATGTCTATATCAGACAGAACTATCGTGCAAGACTGGAATCAATCAGAGATGCTATTGACAAGTCTCTCAGAAAGTACGATAATGAACTTTACACATCTAACACTCGGAAGAAAAGAGCGTAATGTCTAAAGTTCTTATATTGACGGACACTCACTGGGGCGTCAGAAATGACTCCCCAGTTTTTCTAGATTATTTCAAGAGGAGCGTAGATGAGTTTCTTATTCCATTCATCAAAGCCAATGATGTGCGCCATATTATACATCTTGGCGATCTCGTTGATCGTCGGAAATATATTAATGTACTCACCCACTCTCGGCTTAGAGCAGATTTTCTGGAGCCAGTTAGTGCTTTGTGTTCTTTACATATTATTGCTGGTAATCACGACGAATACTTCAAAGACACCTACACGGTAAATGCTCTAGATGAGTTCGTTGGCAATAGATATCCAAACATCAAGACATACTCTACTCCTACCACGATTGAGATTTATGGTACTGAGTTCTTTCTTTTGCCGTGGATTACCAAAGCAAATGAAAAGCAGAGTTATGATGCCATGGAAAACACTAAGGCTGCTATTTGTTGCGGGCATCTGGAACTAGATGGCTTTGAAATGCAGAAAGGGTTGTTGTCTGACCATGGATGGAATCATCAAGTTTTTAAGCGATTTGATAGTGTGTTTACTGGCCATTATCACCACCGTAGCAGTCGGGATAATGTTCATTACATCGGTGCTTTGTGTGAGCATATATGGTCTGATTATAATGATCCTCGCGGCTTCATTACGTTTGATACACAAACCCGTGCTGTTGAGTTTCATCGTAATCCTTTCCGCATCTTCCATATGGTGGCTTATGATGATGTAAAAAATCCAGACATTCTTGAGAAGATTAATGCTACAGACTATTCCAAGTATAAAGATTGCTATGTCAAGGTTGTTTGTGTAAACAAAACCAATCCATATGCGTTTGATGTGCTGCTGGACAAGTTGTACAAAGAACAAGCGGCTGACATTTCCATTGTTGAAGATATCAACTCGTTCACAGATAACAACTCAGAAGATTTGGTAGATGAGGCACAAGACACACTTACCATTCTTGACAACTATATTACGGGACTTACGCTACCAGTAGAAAACGATAAGATGAAGCACTATATGAGAGAAGTATATACTGAGGCTCTTTCGCTTGAAACTATAGAATAACTAAATAGATGTGGGTCGCAGGACGGGAATCCTCACCCACTCTAACGCTAGAAGGAGCGCCAGCATGACTATTTATCACAAGCACCACATTATACCTAAACATATGGGCGGCACTGATGATCCGTCTAATCTTGTCCAAGTCACAATAGAACAACATGCCAATCTACATAAACAACTATGGGAAGATTTGGGTCATTGGGAAGATTATGCTGCCTGGCAAGGTTTATCAAATATGATGGGAAGAGAAAATATAATACGATTTATGACCACAGGTGAGCGTCATCATCAATATGGAAAGCCAAGACCTGATCATGTGAAAAAAAAGATAAGTGCCAGCAGAAAAGGACAATCACTTGCTCCTTGGACAGAAGAAAGAAGAAAGAAAACATCTGCTTCTTTAAAAGGCAGAAAGTTTACCGATGAACAAAGAGAAAAACTTTGTCTTTTGCGAAAAGGAAAAACACACTCGGAAGAAACAAAACAAAAAATGAAAGAATCTCAAAATAATCGTAGACTTCGTGAGAAAGGTATGTTAGAATGAAACTGATTGAGTTTGAAACTACAGGCACATATACCGTATACATAAACGAGAAGCATATCGTTTCTATTGGTGGAACGCCTGATGGAAAAACATGTGAAATATTTACAACTGATGGACTTCGTTGTGAAGTAAAATATAATGTGCATGAGTTGACTAGAAAATTGACTGGATCATAATGATAACATTTGAATTGATACGATGGAAGAATCTTCTATCTACTGGTAATGCGTGGACAGAGATTGAACTAAACGCAAATAAGACAAATCTAATAGTAGGCGCAAACGGACATGGTAAATCAACCATTCTCGACGCGCTTACTTTTGTCTTGTTTGGTAAGCCATTCCGTAAAATCAATAAGCCCATGCTTGTCAATAGCGTGAATGGTAAAGATTGTTTGGTTGAAATTGTATTTAAGGCCTATGGTAAAAACTACAAGATTGTTCGTGGTATAAAGCCAAACATCTTTGAGATTTGGGTTGACGGTTCACTACTCAATCAGGACTCGGCATCAAGAGATTATCAGGAATATCTAGAGAAGTTCATTCTCAAGATGAATATGAAATCTTTCTGTCAGATTGTCATTCTTGGTTCAGCATCATTCACTCCGTTCATGCAGTTGACTCCTGCTGACCGTCGAACAATTATTGAAGACTTGCTTGATATCCAAATCTTCTCCGTAATGAACTTGCTGGTAAAGCAACGCGCTCAAGAAAACAAAGAGAAGTTGGAAAACACGCGAGTTGTCATGCGCTCGACAACCGAGAAGAAAGATTATATTGAGAAGACATTGGCCAGTCTAAGACAGACTAACGATGATAGACTGGCTGAACTTGAAAAGCAGTATCAAGACCTTGCACAACAAAAGAAAGATATAATTTCTGATGTTGAGAAGATTGCCGAAGAGAAGAAGCAACTACAAGATGAGGTCAACGACCTATCTGAAATAAAAAAGCAGTTTCATGATACCGTAAAACTTTATACTCAGTTTGATACAGAAGCAAAGCGGTTGGATGCTGAAAAAGAAATGTTGAAGACTACCGATAACTGCCCGACTTGTAAGCAAACAATTGAGAAGTCGTTCAAGTCTCAGCGTGTATTGGATCTCGGTAATACAATTAGTGGTCTAGTTGTTCAAGCCACAACAACAGAAGGCCAATCTAACATTTTACTTGCTGAGATTAGCAATAAGGAAAACCAAGTCAAGCGCATTCAGGCTATCTCTGCTGACATTTCGGCCAAGAAGCAAACGATGATGCATCTTGTTTCTACGATGAACGATATAGAAGATTCCATCGACAAGATTAAGAATGCTGACAAACTAGTTCAGAACAGCGAAGAAGATTTGCTAAAGACTGTTGGCGAGATAGAAAGAATCGAAGGAGTCATCAAGTTTCAGATGACAGAAAGAGTTATGATTGATACTGCTTCTGCACTACTGAAAGATGGTGGAATCAAGACGAAGATTATCAAGCAGTATATTCCAATCATCAATAAGTTGGTAAACAAGTATCTTGACAGAATGGGCTTCTTTGTCAACTTCAACATCGATGAAAACTTCAACGAGGTAATCAAGTCTCGGTATCGTGATGAGTTTGCTTATGCCAATTTCTCAGAAGGTGAGAAGACACGTATTGATTTGGCTTTGATGTTTACTTGGCGTTCCATTGCCAAGATGAAGAATAGTGTCAACACTAACTTGCTCATTCTGGACGAAATTCTAGATGGAAGTCTAGATGCAAATGGAACAGATGAGTTTCTGAAAATCATAAAGACCTTGACAGACGATACAAATACATATATAATCTCACACAAGACTGACACTATTGCCGATAAGTTTGACAAGACATACCGATTTGAGAAGATTAGAAACTTTAGCAGGTTGATGACATGACAGTAAAAGAATCCGCAGAATACGATAACTTCCTAGGCAAGAAAGAAGAAACCGCGAAAGAACAAACTCTCGCGGAATTTCTTGGCATGGAAGAAACTGACGAGAATGAAAGAGAAAAACTTTGGGTAGGAATGCCTGAGTTTGAACAGAAGGATAATCCACCGTTCAAGACACTATATCTTCATTTTCGTAATAAGCAAGACTTTGATGAGTTCCGCACAAAGTATGCACAAGTGGATGATGAACAGACTATTACAGATAAGACCAAGAGTATGTGGTATCCACATCTTGACAAGGACGAAAACTCTTTGAAGCGTTGGTTTGAAGAATAGTATCTATGTACAGCAAGACAAATTATCGTGCAAACATATTGAAAT